TTGAAGGTGATTTCGATACAGGTAATATGAGATACAAAGCTAGAGAGAGATATTCATTTGGATTCTCAAACTGGAGATGTGTCGATGCTTCTCAAGGGGCATAACACTTAACCGTAAAAGTGTTAAGGGCTACTTCGGTAGCCCTTTTTTTATTGTATTTACAAATTCTGTGAGCTAAACTTAAGTTCTAGGTAATTAATATGCTTACAGACTGACCTAGCAGACAAGCCAAGACTGTAAGTAATAACCAAGGAGGTTATAATGGCAAAATCGACATTTTCAGGACCTGTTAAATCCTTAAGTGGATTTATTTCAGCAGGTAGCGACGCAGTTGTAAGCTTAACAGCTGATACAAGTTTGACAGTAGATGCTCATGCAGGCAAAATTTTAGTTTGTAATGACGCAGACGGTAAATTTACATTACCAACAATAGTACCAACCGTACCAAGTGATTCATCAGATCCTAATCAATTAAATAATCTAGGTGTTTCATTTACATTTGTAATAGATACAGCAGCTACAGATTTAGATATCAAAACTGATGGTACAGACAAGTTTGTAGGTGGTTTATATACTGGTGTAAATGATGCGACAGGCAAAACATTTATATCTGGTGCTTCTAATGACGTAATAACACTAAATGGCTCTACTAAAGGTGGATTAGCAGGTAGTGTGGTCAATGTTGTTGCTATGGCAGATAACAAGTATATGGTAGAAGGAATACTACTAGGTTCAGGCACTTTAGTAACTCCATTTGCTGACGCATAAGGTAGGAAATAATGGCAGATGCAGTAACAACACAAACTATTCAAGACGGTCAAAGAAAGGCCGTCATGAAATTCACTAATGTTTCCGATGGGACTGGTGAAAGTGCTGTTGCTAAAGTAGATGTCTCCGCTTTACAAACAAATGCAAATGGCGACGCTTGCACAAGTGTCACTATTCAAAGAATATATTGGGCCTGTCGTGGTATGGGTGTAGATTTATTGTTTGATGCAACTTCTAATGTCTTAATTACAGGTTTACCAGCAGATAGTACTGGAGATGAGTACTACGATAATTTTACAGGTATACCTAATAATGCAGGCAGCGGTAAGACTGGAGATATTCTCTTTACGACAGTAGGTCACTCATCAGGTGACACATATTCTATTATCTTAGAACTCGTCAAAGAGTATGGCTGAATATAAAGGAAAAAAAGTAACTCTCAATAGACCAAGACCACTACGAAAAGGAGAGCCTGGGTATGGAAAAAAACGTAAAGTTGTTTTTGTTAAAGGTTGTAGTAGTGAAAGTTCTAGAGTAAAACGTATTACTTTTGGCGATGCTAAACTCGGGATGCACAAAAATAATAAATCTAGAAAAAAATCATACTGTTCTAGAAGTGCAGGCATGAGTGGCACAACTGATAGATGTAGTGCTAATTATTGGGCTAGGAAAGATTGGGATTGTTAACTAAAACTTAATGTGAGGAATTAATTATGAGTTTTTGGGAAAAAATAGGAAATTGGTTTGGCTGGGTAAAAGTCAGAGCACGTGATGAAGATGGTCGATATATCGCTGATGATAAATCGACAGCAAAGAATGAAGCCTATACAATGGTACACAAAGATTTGGTCAAAAAGCCAAAACGTAAATATACTAAAAGGAAGAAAAAATAATGGCAATTTCAAGTACAAAAACAGTTCAAAGGGTAGAAGTATATCCTTTAGCAGATAGTTCAGCAGATGCAACCGCAAATGCTAAACACCCAACTATGATGGTAGTGTATGAAAATACTTTAGCTGGGACAGGATCTGATGCTCATTTGGACGGTACAGTAGCTACAGAAGTCAAACATCTAAGTAAGTTTGTATCCGATGGTGGATCAGCTACGGATGTAACAGGTGAGGATGCTTTAGTGCAAACCATCTGTGGCGCTATCTGGGCATAATGTACGAATATAAATGCGAGGTCACTCGTGTGGTCGATGGGGATACAATAGATTGTATCCTCGACCTCGGCTTCAGTATTTTACATAAATGTCGTGTCAGACTTTACGGTATAGATACTCCTGAATCTAGAACAAGAGATCTAGATGAAAAAGCCAGAGGAAAACTAGCTTCTAAATTCTTAGAAGATTCTATAAATAACGGTAAACAGGTAATTTTACGTAGTGAGCTAAAAGATTCTAAAGGTAAATACGGTAGAGTCTTAGGATCTATAGTAGTAGATGATTTAGACATCAATCAAGCTATGGTAGCACAAAATTTAGCCGTCAAATACTTCGGGCAAAGCAAAGCTGACGTTGAAGCCGAACACATGCTAAACAGACAAAAGTTAATTGACTCAGGTGCATATGTACCCGATTTATAATAAATTTTATTACAAACCCCTACCTGATTGTTTAGAAATAAAAGAAAGCCCTATAGAGGGTCTAGGTCTTTTTGCAAAAACTAATATAAAAAAACATTTTGATTGTGGTATGTCACATCTTAAAGTACCAATTATTTGCGGGTTTGTTAGAACTTCTATAGGTGGTTTCCTGAACCATTCTGAAAAACCAAATTGTGCTTTAGCTTTGGAGTTGGATTGGGACGATTATAAGGTATATAATGTTTTTACGATAAAAAAAATTAAAGCTGGTGAAGAACTAACTTTAGATTATCATGCAGACGGTTTAAATTATGGCTAAAAAGAAGGTAAATAAAATAATCAAAGGTCTTAAAAAAGCTAGTAAGACACATGCCAAACAAGCTAAAACTTTAGAGAGTTTAAAGTTAAAAAAAGGTGGTAAAGTAAAAAGTAAGGGTAAAATATGTCCTGAAGGTAAAGCTTGGGCTAAAAGAACTTTTGATGTTTATCCTAGTGCCTATGCAAACCTAGCAGCTTCTAAGTATTGCAAAGACCCAAACTACGCAAAAAAAGCAAAAGGCGGTAAACGTAAAGGTAAAGCTAACGGCGGTCCTGTTATTAGAGGTCAAGGCAGAGTGATGTCTGATAGATTAAGATGAGTGGTCATAAGGGTCAATTACAAGATTGGTTAGACGCAGACTGGTTAAGAATTGGCGCAGATGGATCTATAAAAGGGAAGTGTGGTGATAGAAAAAAATCTGAAGGTAAGCCGAAATGTTTACCAAGAAAAAAAGCTATGAGCCTATCTAAAGCAGAAAGAAAAAAATTAGTAGCAAGAAAAAGAGCAAAAGATCCAAACCCAAATAGAAAAGGTAAACCAATAAATGTTTCAAATAAGTTGAGGGACGGTGGACCTGTTAGACTTATAGCAAAAGGTTGTGGTAAAGTGATGAAAAATAAAAGAAAAGTTACTACAATAAGGTAACTTAAGGAGCAAAAATGCCAGGACATTATAAAAAATCTAAAAACGGTAGCATGATGAAGAAATCTAAAGGCGGACCATTAAATGCTAAATCTAAGAAAAAACCTGTTGGTATGAAAGGTGGCGGTGCAGCTAAAAATAGTAAAAACGGTAGCATGATGAAAAAGTCTAAGGGTGGCACAATGAGGATGCAAGGTGGTGGTTTCGCCGCAAGAAAACGAAGACAAAAAAAATAGTGCCCAATTTAATAAGTAATATTCCGCATTTCAAATGCTGGGTAAGAAGAGAATTTACCCATAATCACGAAAAATATCATGATGAGTATATACATGCTTTAGCAATAGCTGTTAATACCATACCTGACAGATCTTTAAGTTTCCAAGTAGTTTTTACAGGTGAAGAGTCTAACTGTGAAGATAACGATGAACCTAACATACACGGTGGTGCTATGTGGGCTCGTATGCCTATACAAGGTATGGTCGCAGATATACCTATGGATGATTTCCCTGATCCTATGGAAGATCATTTAGCACAACCTTGGGACTGTGAATCAAGAGATCATAGTGTTGTAGTTATGGATAGAGTTAGCTCCTCACCTTGGTTAGCTAAGATAAATGGTGATTTTTACCAAGCTAAGTATTTATTTACCGTAGACTACACAAATAACTCTATTGCAGATGACCCTGCACAACATAAGCAATCTCATGTATTATATATAACAGAAGATTGTAATTGGAAAGGTAATCTAGTTGCTTTACCTAACAATAGAGTAAGAGCTACAAGCCCTGCTTTATGGGTGACTGGCGAGGGTGCTCCAGACTTTAAACCGTCTCAATGGGCACATTCAGCAGAAGGTCATGAAAGTTACCTAGATCCCTCAATTACATTTAATAATTTATATGAGGACTAAAAATGGCAACATCAGGAAGTACAAACTTCGAACCAGACATAACAGAGTTTGTTGAAGAAGCATATGAAAGATGTGGCTTAGAACTCAGAACTGGATACGATCTTAAAACTGCAATCAGATCTGCAAACTTAATGTTAGCTGAATGGGCTAATAGAGGTTTGAACCAATGGACTATCGAGACAGGCACAAAAACCGTTACTGAAGGCACGAACAGTTACACCTTAGGCACAAATGTAATTGATGTCTTAGACGTTACTATCAGAAGAACAATTAGTGGAACTACAACAGATGTTAGGCTAGATAAACTTTCAAGATCAGAGTTTTTCAATATCCCTAATAAAGCTACCAAGTCAAAGCCGTCACAATATTTCTTAGATAAACAAAATAATCCAACTTTATTCATTTACCCAACACCTGAAAACTCAACCGATATAATACGATTTAATAAACTAACAAGGATGGATGATGTAGATGATGCTAAAAATACTATGGATATGCCGTTCAGATTATTTCCTTGTTTTGTGGCAGGGCTAGCTTACTACATAAGTATTAAAAAGAATCCTCAATTGACTGCACAACTTAAGAGTATCTACGAAGAAGAATTTAGAAGAGCCGCTGACCAAGACGAAGATAGAGCTTCATTTAGAGTTAGACCTAGTATAAGGAATTATTGATGGCTACTGGTAAACACGCATACGGTATTTGTGATATTTCAGGTTTCAGATACAAGCTCAAAGACATGAAAAAAACTTGGAACGGACTTAAGGTTGGGCCAGACCAATTTGACCCAAAACATCCACAATTAGAACCATCTACACATGTCTCAGATTCAGAGGCTCTACACGATCCTAGACCAGATACTGATGTTGAAGCAGGAGACGGTAGAGTATTTACTAGTACAGCTATAGTTGGTCGCAGCTTCCAAGGTTTTGCAATTACATCTGCTTTAGGAACAGTTACAATATCATAATGACACTAGCACAATTAAAAACCTTAATACAAAATTACTTACAAAATACTGAAACTACTTTTGTAGCTACGATAGATGACATCATAAAAAATACAGAAGATAAAATATTTCAAGAGGTAGAGTTTGATAATTTTAGAAAAACAGCTACTTTAACTTTTACAGCAGGGACTAAGACAATAGCAACACCATCTGATTATGTTTTATCTTTTAGTTTTGCTGTTATAGATTCAAGCTCTGACTATCATTATCTAGATAAAAAACATCCGTCATTTATACAAGAATATGACGTAGATCCAGCAGATTCTACTAAAAGAGCTTTACCTAAATATTATGCTGTTAAAGAAAAAGGTTTAAGTTCATCTACTTTGGTTGTAGCACCTGTGCCTGATGCGAACTACAGCGCAGAGCTAAACTATCTGTTCAAACCTAATTCCTTAGTGACAGATACAACTGGCACTTGGTTATCAAATAATGCTAGAAACCTACTTTTATACGGTTGTCTTTTAGAAGGCTATAT